GTTATAGGTAAAGAAATAGCGGATAGGGCATTCGACAAGAAAAAACACCCTGCCGGTCTGATCGTTTATACGGGGCCCGTGTATTTAGGCAAGAATAGGGTGCGCCTTTCGGATGGCACGCCCGTTCCTTCGCATTTTTTCAAAATTCTGATAGACAAGGCGACTGGAGCTTCAACCGCGCTGGTGTTGCCGAATAAAGAGTTGCCGCTTTTTGACAACGGTATGAACAACGGCAAGAAATCCATGAAACTTGGTGCCTATACTGTCTCCGTCCGCCAAGTAGAGCGTTGGACGGGTATTGACTTCAACCAAATATTGAGGAGGGATGTGTCAGACAGGATTGAGAAAGGTAAAAACGTATGGTTTCCCGCGTAGTCAAAAGACCGTCTTTTGCGCCGGCTGTTATCAGCCCAAAAAGTACATCAAAGCCGAAGAAGATACTGCAACCACGCCCAATCCAATCAGATGAAGAACGCTTTAGCTATATGAAGGCAGGTAAGATTGCGATAGGCTGGGTCTTGGAATGCGACAACGAAGCGCAGGCGGAAACCGTCCGCAGCGCCTATTCGACTTTTGCAACGATTATGAAAAAAAGCGAATCTCCATATAAGGGGATTTATTCCAGCGTTTTTGTCCGCCTTCCGTTTCCGGTTGTACGTCAGGACTTGGAAGCCATACAGCAGGGATTGTACCGCGCCGGTATCCGGATGCCTGACAAAGTAGCGCATATTGGCGCCGAGTCGGTCAGACGGGCGCATGATCGCTTCCTGATGTCCAAAATGCCGCGTTTTGACGAAGCCTCCGGACAAAAACCGGAATACGCAACCGATTTTCTACAAGATGGTGTCGCGCCTCTGCCGTTTCAGGAAGTTGCCATTGAATATGTCAGACGGTTCGGTTATCGGGGCGTGATAGGCGACGATATGGGATTGGGAAAGACCATGTCGGGGATTTGCGTTTTAGAGAACGCCGGAATGGGGCGCAAACTGGTTGTAACAAAAAACAGCCTGACTCCGTCGTTTTACAGCCGCCTAAAGGATTGGACAGGCAAAGACGAGCGGAATATGGCCGTTGCCGTCGCCGCCGCTTCCGAACCAAGGAAGCGGCCCTCGAAACACGAAGGCGATCATGAATACTGGCGTGGCCTGCGTTCGCACCAAGTGCCGTTTAACGGCGACATTAACGAATACGATACACTGATTGTCCACTATACCATTCTGGAAAAATGGCTGCCGCGCCTGTTGGAATGGAAGCCGGATGTTGTCGTTTTCGACGAGGCGCACACTCTGTGTAATCCTGATTCCAAGCAGTCCAAAGCAGCAGCACAGATTATTGGGCAGACGGACTCTGTCGTGTTGATGACGGGCACGCCGGGAAACAACCGCCCGCGCGAACTGTACCATCTGTTCAATTTGGTTTTTCCGTACAGATTTGGTGATTTCCATCACTATGGATTACGCTTCTGTGATGCAAAGACAACGCTTCAACCGCGCGTCTATAAAGACCGTTCGACCGGAATGCGGGTAACGAAACAGGTTGAGGTTCTTGATTATGACGGAGCTTCCAATCTAAAAGAACTGTATTACAGATTGAGGGCGACGGGCATGGTTCGTCGTCTAAAGAAAGACGTGCTGGATCAGATACCTTATACGGACATCCCGATTACGCTGGAAGTCGCGGGAGAGTATCTGGAGAAAGAGGCGCAATGTCTGCAAGAAGTCCGTGAAGCTGAAACCCGAGGCAAATCAGAATCTCTTTTGGCAAAATTGATGCGTATCTCGGCAGAAGAAAAAATCAAATGGGCTACGGAATGGATACCGGATTTTCTGGAAAACAAAAACGGCCCTTTGGTGGTGTTTTTCCATCACAACAGTGTAGGCGAGGCCTTGCTTGAGTATGCAAGAAAACATGGCATTAAAACACTAACCCTGTTCGGACAGCACCAAGATGACGACTTTGAGGCTAGTTTTCAAACTGATGAAGAAGTAGAACTTGCGCTTATCAGTTATTCGGTAGGTCGGGATGGCTTGACCCTGACCCGGTCGGCCCATATGCTCTTGTTGGAATATACATGGGTTCCGGGCTGGTTGGATCAGGCCAAAGACCGTATCCGACGTATCGGTCAGGAACGGGATATATCCTACTATTGCCCGTATTTCATGGGTTCTGCGGATGAAATTGTCGTTGATTGCGTTACCCAAAAGAAAGAAGTGCTCTCTGCTTTGTTGGACAACAGGGCGGACAAGGTTTTGCCGGATTTTTCAATGTGAAGATAGTCGGGCATCAAGCCAGGGTACTGATTTTTTTTGCTAGAAAAAGATTAATATAATATAATATAATATATAAAAAACGAATTTAGGTGTTCAACCTTATGAAAACGACAACCCCAAACCTGAAACAGGAAAAAAACACGGTAGAGGAAGCTGCGCCGCAACAAGCCATCCAGTTCGCACGACACCTCAACTTCAACCTCGGTAACGCCTTCAAATGTGTTTGGCGGCACAAGGCGTATGGTGGGCGAACCGATTTAGAAAAGGCGTTATGGTATCTAGAGCAGCAGATCGAGGACGAGTCGAAATTTAAGAAATTGAAAGTCAAAAAGTACCACGAGATATACGACCAGCTATGCTTGGTTGACTTCGATATGAGTACCCACGTCGCGTTGGATGCGGTGCTGCGCGTTGGCACAGAGTGCACCAAGGACAACATCCAATGGGCAGTTGACTGTGTCAGAGACTTGTTAAAACGAATGACGTCTGAAACACAACCCGCAAAATTGACCCATAAATAAAGAAATCAAAATGGAAGTATTGGATAGATTTAAAGATGCTGTGCCTGGATTGGTTGGTGTGGTTATTTTGGAAGGTGTATTTATTTGATAGCTGATGAATTTCAAGACGACAAATTGTTAACGCAAATATTAATGGAATTGTTTGGAAGAAGAAAATGCTTAGAACCATCCTGACCGGTATATTACTGACTAGTTTAACGGTGGCGTTAGTAATGATAGTGACCGACCTATTCGGTTGGACGAACTTCGGCGACTCGGCACATCTACCATTTGGGTTGGCAGTCTATGCTCTGGGCGCGGTAATAGTATTGCTTTTGTCGGAGGAAATCATGGAATGTTTAAGAAAGTAGCCATAGATCGTTTGGGGACAACACTCACTGTTAACGGGCAGATTAAATGCGTCAAACCGATAAGCCCTAACACTACCCCTGCCGCAGAGCATATTGAGCATGTGCGGAAAAATCCGCGCCGCAAAGCGGCGATGGACAAGGCGGCAGCGAAAATTGCCGATAAAATAGCCCTCAAAGCAGGTGGGGAAACATTTGTCAGCATGAGGATGAAAAAGGGGTTTACCCAATCTGAATTGGCAACCGCCGCAGGATTGCCTCAACCCTATCTGTCCCGCATCGAAAACAGCAAACAGTCCCTGCAAGATAAGACTGTACAAAAATTGGCAAACGCATTAGGCGTTTCCCAACTTGAAGTTCGCGCAGCGTTCGAACAGCAGTACGAATAATTGTCTAATATATCTAATCCTTACCTATCGTAAAATCATACGCTGATGTTTAAACAGTTCAACCGGACATGCCTGAATAACAGAATTGATTGGCTAATATAAAACTGCACTTCGGAAACCGGAGTGCAGTTTTATTTACTTAGTTTATATTTGACGGTTTAATGCGAGGCATCAGTATGAACAGTCAGTTTTCCGTTCATAGCATCATCAAATTTATCCTTGTTTAAAGAAGTTAACCGGCAAGCCTGAAAAACATGGAAATTGGTCTTGTGGAGAAAAACACTACTGCAAGGAAATGAGGTCGTGTAGCGAAGCCAAATATCACTTAAACGTATGCGGATTGAATCGCCTGGACAGAGATGGAGACGGTGTTCCGTGTGAATCAATCTGTCATTGACATCCTCCCCCGCCTAAAGGCGGGGGATTCCTACTGCGGTCGGCGGTGTTCTGCCAACCCGCTTCGGCGGGTTCGTGCTGCTGACAACCTGACTGCATTGTTCACTTCACACGCGCTGCAGACATG